GCGGCTGCTACTTACTTTGCATCTACTTGGACTGGCTACTTCTTATTAACAGCAGCTACAAGTATGGCTCTAAATGCCCTTACTCCTAAGCCCTCTATAGGAACTGGTTCAAACAGGGGATATCAAGTTACAGCAAGAGGTACAGCTTTAGCTCATCAAGTTATCTACGGTAAAACACAGACGGGTGGGGCAGAGGTTTATATAAGTACATCTGATTCTGTAGATCCCCTTGGAAGTGTGCCAAATAAGTACTTACATAAAGTTATTGCTTTTGCTGGGCATGAGATTGAAGAGTTTGAACAGATTTATATTAACGATGAGTTGTTTGATTCTAATAGTCGTTATCATGGTAAAGTCTATATAGCTGAAAGGTTAGGAACGTCTGGTCAAGCTGCCGTCACTTCTTCAGAAGTCAACAATATAACTTTACCTACAGAGTGGGATGCCACACGTAAACTATCAGGTATAGCTTATCTCTACGTTGTCATGGAGTATGATGCGGATATATTCCCCAATGGTGTTCCTGAGATTAAAGCTGTAATTAAAGGTAAAAAGGTATACGACCCTCGTACAAGTTCTACAGCTTGGTCTGACAACCCAGCCTTATGTATCAGAGATTACCTCACCTCAAGCTACGGTCTTGCTGAAGAAACAGTTAACGTAGATGATACCTATGTTTCTACAGCAGCTAATGTTTGTGAGTACTTCAATTATCCAGACTTAACAGGGGGTCCAAGGTTTTCTCTTAATGGGGCTTTTGTAACATCTATAACACCCGCTGATATTTTAAACGACCTTCTTACTTCAATGGGTGGTATGGTTTGGTATGCTCAGGGTAAGTGGAGGATGAAGCCAGCTTATTACACATCTCCCGTATTAGATATAAATGAAGATGACTTTAGATCTGCTGTCAATGTTTCAACTAGGCATTCAAGAAGAGATAACTTCAATATTGTAAAAGGTACTTGGAAAGGGCCAGACAGCTTTTATCAAGTAACTGATTATCCTCAAATACCTGACGCTAGTGATACTAACCCTTTTGTTGTTGCAGACAACGGACAAGAAAGTGTAGTAGACTTAAATCTTGCATTTACAGATAACGTAACTCAAGCTAGACGTATAGCTCGTATCTTACTTGAACGAAACCGTCAACAACTTACGATAGAAGCATCCTTTGGTTTAAGAACCTTTCAAGTACAGGTCGGAGATATTGTAAGAGTAACCAACACTAGATTTGGTTGGACTAACAAAGAGTTTGAAGTTGTCAAGTGGACATTTGGTCTACAAGAGGGAAATGACCTTCAGACACAGATGACCTTAAGAGAGATAAGTGAGTCTGTCTTTGATGATGTAGATGATGGTGTTGTTTATGAAACTGATAACACAACCCTGCTATCACCTTTTGATGTACCACCTGTAGCTGTAGCCCTCACTCAAGAATACAGAGTTATCAATGAGCATGTAACTAATGTTCTTGTAGTTAATGTTACATCTACATCAGCAACCAGAGTAGACTACGTTGAAGTAGAGTTTAAGAAGTCTACAGATTCAACTTATAGTGTGTTAGGCACAGGTGACTTAGGTAGATTTGAGATCTTAGACATTGAGACACCTCTAGCTGATGCAGCAGGTACTATAGCCTACGATGTTAGAGCTAGAGCTATCAATGCCTTTGGTGTCAAGGGTACTTTCACAGATGTACAGAAGACTGTAGAAGCTGATACTACTGGCCCATCTGCCCCATCTACATTTAGTAGTCAATTATCTGGTGGTACTTTATTCTTTAGCTGGACTGCCTCAACTGACCTTGATTTGTCGTATTACAGAATATGGCATAGTTCATCAACTACAGCTACATTCATTGATGGTTCGCCCCAAATCATCATCAATAAGGTTGCTAGACCAGCGACATCAGTGGTCTACCCAGCTATCTCAGGAAAATTCTTTATTGAACCCTACGATAAGTCAGGTAACGAAGGTACTGTAGCTTCTCTTGTCGTTCTACCTAGTCAACTACCTTCACTAGGTGCTTCACAAACTGACACTGAGAACCCAAGTTTCGCTGGTGCTAAGACTAACGTAGCTATAGCTACAGGTCCAGATCCAGATGAGTTAAGGCTTTCTAGCTTTGCTTCTGCGCCCTCTACAGGCACATATGAGTTTACTGGATACTTAGACACAGGCTCAACTAGAACTGTCAGGGTGTCAACTAACTTAGCGGTTACAAGGCATAGTACAGATACAAACTGGGATGCTATCCCTAACAACTGGGATACTTGGCCTAATAACTGGGATGATTGGTCAAATGAGAATCAACCCTACGGTGATTTTAGTGTAACTGTTTATGTAGCTGCAACTAATGATAACCCTGCTGGTTCTCCTACTTGGGGGTCTTTCGTTGTAGCTGCTGGTGAAATCACAGGCAGAGCATTTAAATTCAAAGCTGAACTCGACAGCACAACCAACAACGTATCACCAAGCATAAGCGTCTTGGAAGGGATAGTGGAATACTAATATGGCACAACACGATTACAATATAGCTAACCAAACAGCAGCTAATGCTAGAACCGACATTAATAACGTTCTATCAGCTATAGCTACAAATAACTCAGGTGCATCTGAACCCAGCACTACCTTTGCTAATCAATGGTGGTACGAGACAGATACTAACCTCTTGAAGATGAGAAATGAGGCTAATGATGCTTGGATAAATGTAGCCTATCTAGCGACTAACAACTATTACCTCTTAGAAAATACGATAATAAGTAGTACCTCTGGTAATGGTATTGGTTTACTCGGAGGTCAACCTACAGCTATATGGGAAACTGGAACAAGTACTATTGAAAGCCTTGTATCACCAGCCAAGTTAAAGGCAGGGGCTGATAAAGCTACTGAGAGTAAACTAAATATCTCAGGGACTGCCCCTATTTATGGTGTTCGGGCTTGGGTTAATTTCAATGGTCAAGGCTCAAATGGGGCAAACCAAACTCTAAATGGGTCAGGTAACATTGCATCGGTGTATAAAACTGGAACGGGCAATTTTACAATTACTTTCACAACGGCTATGCCAGATGCAAATTACGCAATAACATTTGGGGCTGGACTTTCAACCTCTGTTTCTGATGGTAATGGTACATGTATGGATGTTTATTCCCAAACCGCATCGGCTTTTTCAATGGCAATTACTGATCCAACAGGAAACAACCTAAGTAATCCTCTTAGATGCTACTTGACAATATTAAGGTAAGGGAAACATATGTCTGACCAAAAGATCTCAGAATTAACAGCCCTTACTGGGGCTAACGTAGCTGACGATGATGCAATAGCTATTGTAGATACATCAGCAACAGAAACTAAGAAGATAGTCTTCAGTGAACTTAAGAATGCCCTAGATACAGCAACTGGCTTTGTCAGGATCACTGGCGATACCATGACGGGTGCGCTTACGACTACTGGGCTGACTAGCAGCGGTAACTTGCTGGTGAATGTTACTTCTGCACAGGATTTTACAAGTACAACTACAAATGGTCATACTCTTTACGGGGGTTCTGTAAACGCTGCGCTTCACAGTCGCAATGATGCTAACGCACTTGCGGTTCAACGTACTGGAACAGACGGGTCGCTTGTTAATTTCTTCAAGGCAACGGCAGAAGTGGGGAGTATTGGGACTGTTGGCTCTGACATTGTTATTGGGTCAGGTAATACTGGAATACGTTTTTACGAAAGTGATAATAGTATTCTGCCAAGCAGTGCTGCGGGTCAAGCTAGTGATGGATCATTAGACATTGGAGATGGCAGCTTCCGCTTCAAGGACCTCTACCTGTCTGGCGGTGTATACCTTGGCGGCACTGGGTCGGCTAATAAGCTGGATGACTATGAGGAGGGGCAATATGATGCAACTATTACATGTGGAACATCGGGAACTATAACATTAGATGCCAGTTATAATAGAGCATCTTATGTAAAAGTTGGTAGCTTAGTTCATGTGCAGGGGCTGTTAATTCCAAGCGCAGTATCAAGCCCAACAGGTTATTTTGGTATAAGCCTCCCCTTTACAGTTGAAAATTTAACTGATCGTGCTGGAGATAGCTCTGGGTCTATTCTTGTTCACGCTTCAAGCGCAAATGTCAGAGATTATGTTTGTATGATTAACGAAGGATTAAACAAACTGCTGGTATATTTAGGCGATGGCACATCACGGCAAGAAGATAGCGCAAACGCTATTAGCTCTGGGGTGCAAATAAACTTTCAGTGTTCATATAGAACCACATAACCACCCCTGTTGGATTACAGGGTAGTCAGTCCAAGCCATAAAGGAGATAAACGATGGCACTAACAGAAGAAACAGTACAAGACAAAATAGAGATCGTGTCTGAGCATAAATTTGTTCAGGTGCGCACAGCCACAGTCATCAAGCGTGATGGCACAGAGATTAGCCGTGGTTATTCACGCCATGTCGTTGCGCCAGATGCAGACATCTCAGGTGAAAGCACTGAGGTGCAAGCTATCTGTAACGCAGTTCACACCCAAGCGGTTAAGGATGCCTACGCCGCACACTTAGCAGCACAGGAGGCATAAGCAATGAGTTATAAACTAGGAACACGTAGCTTACAGAACTTGTCAGGTGTTCACCCTGATATGCAAGCTGTAGTAAGCAAGGCAATAGAGATCACTGAGGTAGACTTCACAGTCAT